TTGCCACTCTCTTTGCAAAGGTACATCAAAACTTTTGATTGGTCTGGGGTTCACCATCATTTTGGTTTGTCCTTTGACCCATACTGGATGTTTTACCGCTCTCCCATTAAGCGTGTGCCATCGCTGACTGCGACGGCACCTGAAGATGAGATCCATCAGGACCTCATGTTCTCCGCTAATTCGACAGTTGTAAGGTCCATGTATCGCTTCTCTGGTAGGGTTATGAACTTAGTCCTACCCGTTGAAGTGTTAAATGGATTTGTGAAGACTAATAGTTCTCATGATTTTGTGGGAACTATATCCTTCATACAGGAAGCAGGGTACAAGTTAAGAGCTGTTGCTAACCCTACAAGGGTTGTGCAGCATGTCTTAGAGCCACTAAAGCGGTTCCTTTCTTCGATACTTGTTGAAATCGAGGAAGACTGTACCTTCGATCAAGAACGGGGAGTAGCTTGGTGTCAAAGCCAACTGAAACTCGGGAAGATTCTTCATTCGATTGACCTTTCGGATGCCACCAATCTGTTTCCTTTTGAGATACAGACTGAGGTTCTGAAGGGAATCACTCGTTTCCTGCCGAAAGGCGAGGAACTTGAAGCCTTCAAGCAACTTAGATCCGTGTTCGCTGATGCCTCAAAAGCATCTTGGCGTTTGCCGGATGGTACATCTCTTAGGTTTTCTAAGGGACAACCTCTCGGTCTCGGACCTTCGTTCTTTCTTTTCGCCCTATCACACCACATGGTCCTGAGATCCTTGAATGGATCAGGAAAGTATGTGATCCTTGGCGATGACATCGTGATATCCGATGACGTTCTTGCTGCTAAATACCGCAGTTTGATGTCTGAGATAGGATGTTCCATCTCTGAGGATAAGTCAATTGTCTCTCAGCAAGTTGCTGAGTTTGCTTCTCGACTCATCCGCCCCAACGACGTTTTACGTCAATGGAAGTGGAGGCAGATTACAAGGTCCAACGTTATCGACATTTGTCGTAACTTTGGTCCTGGATTTAGGTCGCAAATTGCTAAACCTATGTCCTATGTAATAGATGCCCTGGCCCCGATACCTAAAGAATTAGGTGGACTAGGTTGGAACGCAAAAGGCGTTTCCTTGTCTTCGAGGATTGACTCCAGTGTGGCTCAATACATCATTTACTCCATTAAGGAGAACTTGACAGTATTCAGGCGGTG